TATCTGACCCTGAGATATCTTCATCAATTACATCTAATGTTAGAGAAATGATGGATGTACACCAACCTCAACTAAACATAGTAGAGTTCAAAAAGATGTTTATGTATGATAAATTATACACCGCATTTGCAAATGTAGATTCGTGGTTAAGAAATTCATTTACATCATTAGACAATTATCTTAAGAATCACTTTGATATTAAAAAATAATTTCGTATATTGTAGTCTATGGAAAAATTAGGAAGTAAGTTCAGTACCTCATTTCAGAATAAAGTTATATCTTCTATATTATCAGATAGGTCGTTTACACGACAGATATATGATATTATTAAGCCAGAGTACTTTGATGCTGAATCAGCAGAGTGGTTAGTAAAAAATATCCTAAAGTATATGCATGAATTTGAGAAGATGCCAACCTTAGATGTTCTCAAAGTCAAAATAAACACCATAGAAAGAGATGTATTAAAAACTTCGGTAGTTGATACATTAAAATTTGCATGGAATCATTTAGAAAGTGATGATTTAGAATTTGTAAAAGAGCAAGTTCTTGACTTCTGTAAAAATCAATCTATCAAAAACGCAATCTTAGATTCAGTACCATTATTAGAAAGTGGGAAATACGATATGATAAAGAAAAACATTGATACTGCTATGAAAGCAGGTCAAGATTCTGATATTGGTCATGAGTACAAATCTATGATTACCGAAAGATATGAAGATACAGTTAGGAATGTAGTCTCAACAGGTTGGCAAGTTATTGATGAAATTACACAAGGTGGTTTTGGTAAGGGTGAGTTAGTTTTATTCGCAGCACCTCCTGGTATTGGTAAGTCTTGGTCGTTAGTAAACATTGGGGTTAACGCAATGAAACAAGGGAAGATAGTAGCACACTATACTCTTGAATTAAATGAAGGTTATGTTGGTCAGAGATATGATGCCGTACTAAGTGGAGTAGCAGTAGGAAACTTGAAATTTAATATGGAAGATGTCGAGAAGGCAGTCCAAAATGTAAAGGGTGACTTAGTTGTAAAACATTATCCAACCAAAACCGCAAGTGTAACATCATTAAAAGCCCATATGGACAAGATGATTTTACAAGGTAAGAAACCTGATGTAGTTATTGTTGATTACGCAGACTTACTTAGAGGTCCTCAGAAAGAAAAAAGACACGAAGAGTTAGAAGAAATTATCGAAGACCTTCGTGGTATGGCAGGTGAATATGAAGTTCCCGTTTATACGGCATCACAAATTAATCGTAGTGGTGCAGAAGATGATATTATTACAGGTACAAAAATCGCAGGTTCATTCTCTAAAATGATGACCGCAGACTTTGTAGTATCATTATCTCGTAAAATAGAAGACAAACTTGCAGGAACGGGTAGATGGCATGTTATTAAAAATAGGTTTGGGCCAGATGGAATGACATTCCCATCTAAAGCAAACTTCTCAACAGGCCAAATTCATATTTACAACGATGATTCCATTGATGGTAGAAAAACTACTACCCAGATGAAACAAGGGGAGAGTTTAGTAAGAAAGGAATTAGCGCAAAAATATAAAGAAATGTCGGGTGATATCGATTTTTAATCATATATATTAAAACCGACAAGAACATAAATGTATAATATAAATCTATAAAAATTACTATGGCATTATTTGACAATCGTATCCCATTTAAACCTTTTGAATACCCTGAATATTATACAGAGGGGTGGTTGAAACAAGCACAGGCATTTTGGTTACATACTGAAATTCCAATGCAAGGGGATATCAAAGATTGGAACGAACATTTAACACCTGAAGAAAAAAACTTAGTCGGTAATATATTACTTGGGTTTGCACAAACTGAATGTGCGGTATCTGATTATTGGACTAATATGGTTACCGATTGGTTTCCAAAGCATGAGATAAAACAGATGGCGATGATGTTTGGTTCACAAGAAACAATTCACGCAACGGCATATTCATATCTAAACGAATCATTAGGTTTGGAAGACTTTGAGGCATTTTTACATGAACCTGCAACGGCAGAGAGATTTGAGAACCTTGCAAGTATAACAAACAGATATACTCATGAAGATTTAAAATCTAATGCAGACGCAAGAAAAGAAGTAGGAAAATCACTCGCTATATTCTCAGCATTTACAGAGGGTGTGGCGTTATATTCTTCATTCGCAGTACTTTACTCATTTCAAATGAGAAACAAGTTAAAAGGTATAGGTCAGCAAATGAAATGGTCTGTAAGAGATGAATCTTTACATTCTAAGATGGGATGTCAGTTATTCAGACATATGTGTGATGAATATCCTGAATTATTAGATGAATGTAAAGAATCAATTGAAGAGGCAGCAAGATTAATTGTTGACCTTGAAATTAAGTACATTGACAAAATGTTTGAGATGGGTGATTTGGAAAACCTAAAATCAGACAATTTAAAAGAATTTATAAAATCAAGAACAAACTCTAAATTAAAAGAATTAGGATATAATGGTATCTTTGACTTTGATGAGGAAAAAGCATCTAATTTAGATTGGTTCTACCACTTAACAGGTGGACAAACACATACAGACTTCTTCGCTTTGAGGCCTACTGATTATAGTAAGGCAAATGAAGGTGAAGATTGGGACGACATATTTTAAGAAAACAAGTTATGAAGAATCACGCAGAACATTTAGAATGGGAAATAGGTACGGATTTTCCCGTTTGGGCAAATACAGAAATATATGTAAAAACTATATCAAATGGTTATTTACTACCTGGAGAAAAACCAAAAGATGCATATTGGAGAGTATCAACGGCAGTAGCTCGTAGATTAGAAAAACCACAACTTGCATCAAAATTCTTTGATTACATTTGGAAAGGTTGGTTAAATTTAGCATCACCTGTACTATCAAATACAGGTACAGACAGAGGACTACCAATCAGTTGTTTTGGAATTGATGTCGCAGACTCAATAAATGATATCGGTAAAAAGAACTTAGAGATGATGTTACTCGCCAAACATGGTGGTGGAGTAGGTGTAGGTTTAAATATGATTAGACCTGCAGGTTCTAATATTACTCAAAATGGTACATCCGATGGTGTTGTTCCATTTGCTAAGATTTATGATTCTACAATCCTTGCTACAAATCAAGGAGCAGTACGAAGAGGAGCAGCATCCGTAAACTTAAACATCGAACATGGTGATTTTGATGAGTGGATTGAAATCAGAGAACCAAAGGGTGATGTAAACAGACAATGTTTAAATTTACATCAATGTGTAGTTGTTGGTGATAAGTTTATGAGAAGATTAGAAGAAGCTGACCCAGAAGCAAGAAGAAAATGGGGTAAAGTACTTCAAAAAAGAAAAGCAACAGGTGAACCTTATATAATGTATAAAGGTAATATCAACAAAGCAAATCCACCAATGTACAAAAACAATGGATTAAAAGTCCATATGACAAACATCTGTTCTGAAATCACATTACATACAGATGAATCACATAGTTTTGTTTGTTGTTTATCCTCACTCAACTTAGCAAAGTACGATGAGTGGAAAGATACAGATTTAATATACACCGCTACATACTTTTTAGATGGTGTACTTTCAGAATTCTTACAAAAAGCTAAGAATATGAGAGGATTTGAAAACGCAGTTCGTTCAGCAGAAAAAGGTAGAGCATTAGGTTTGGGTGTCTTAGGATGGCACACTTACTTACAAAGAAAAGGTATTTCCTTTGAAGGATTACCTGCTCAATTTGAAACTCGTAAGATTTTTTCTCAGTTAAAGATTGAATCAGAAAGAGCATCAAGAGATATGGCTACCGAGTATGGTGAACCATTATGGTGTAAAGATAGTGGATTTAGAAACACACACTTAAGAGCAATTGCTCCTACTGTTTCTAATTCTAAATTAAGTGGTAATGTATCCGCAGGAATTGAACCTTGGCCTTCCAATGTATTTACGGAACAAACGGCAAAGGGAACATTCATTCGTAAAAACCTTGAATTAGAAAAGGTATTTAGAAAAGTGGGTATTAACAAAAAAGGAACTTGGGATAAAGTTTTAGAAGATGGTGGTTCAGTTCAAGATATTAAAGAATTGGACGATTGGGGATATGTTGATGGTAAACTCTTAAAAAGAGAAGACATTCCTCAAGAAGCATTTGATAAAGACCAAGTCTTTTGGGTCAAAGATGTTTTTAAAACATTCAAAGAGATTAATCAATTAGAATTGGTTAGACAAGCGGGTGTTAGACAACAATATATTGACCAAGGAGTTTCGTTGAATCTGGCATTTCCATCTGAAGCAAGTCCAA